GGCCAGCGAAAGCGGCGAGGTGGAGGCGCTGAACGCCGCCATTAACAGGCAGTCCGCTTTCTTTACTTCCGAGATCGTGGCCGGATACGCGGGAACCGGCAAATTGCAAATTGTGGCCGAAACGTCCATGACGCCCGGCGCAGACCCCGTTGTTACCAATGCGGACTACTCCGACGCCTTTGTGCTGCTGGAGGGCTACCGCTGGAATACCGTCAGCGTGGATACCGATGATGTGGGCGTTCATGCGATGCTGGCCGCGTATATGAATCGCGTGTACAACGAGGGCAAAATGGCCTTTGCCGTTGTGGGCGAGCCTACAAGCGTACCCCTGGACGACCGCATGGCCCACGCCGCAGCCTATAACGACTACAATGTAATTTACGTCGGCAGCGGCGGCCTGGACGCGGCGGGCGCGGCTGTGGAGGGCAAACAGATTGTGGCCCGCGTGGCCGGGATGGTCGCCGCCGTGCCGTCCAGCCAGAGCCTAACGCACCGCCCAGTTCCCGGCCTTGTCAAGCCCCTGGAAATGCTGACAAACGCCAAGTATGAAAAGGCCATTAACAGCGGTATGCTGGCCTTTAGCACGTCCAGCGCCGGTACTGTGTGGATTGAGCAGGGCATCACTACCCTTGTCAACCCCTCCGGCGAGGATGACGCGGGCTGGAAGAAAATCAAACGGGCAAAAATCCGGTTCGAGTTGATGAACCGTTGCAGCGACACTGTGGAGCCGCTGATCGGACAGATCAACAACAATACCGACGGTCGGGCCAATATCATTTCCATTATTCAAGGCCAAGTGCTGGACAGAATGGTGAACGAGGGCAAGCTTGAAGCCGGGGCCCAGATCATCGTAGACCCGAACAACGCGCCCCAGGGCGACAGCGCCTGGTTTGTAATCACCGCCGACGATACGGACAGCATGGAAAAGATTTATCTGAACTTCCAGTTCCGTTTCAGCGCGGCAGTCTAAAAGGAGGCTAAAACATGGCAGTAACCAACCAGAACACGCAAGCCATTCTGGACGTTACAAAGCTGATTACCGGCAAGGACGGCCAGCTTTATGTAACGACAAGCGATGGCGCCCAGGTTTTCCTGGCAGAGGTGGACACCTTTCAAGCCCAGATGAATATCACAAACACAGATGTTCAGCCCGTCGGCTCCGCGCAGAAATTTGCGGTTCCCACGGGCTTTGTTATTACCCTGACGCTGACCGAAATGGTTGTCCGGGACGATGTGATGCTGAAAAAGCTGATGGACGACCTGAAAAACGGCCTGTTCCCGAGCTTTGACTTCCAGGGCAAGCTCCGCCGCCGCGACGGCTCCGAGCAGCGCCAGAACTTCCGCAACTGCGTGCCTGATGGCAACATCGACTTGATGAATTTGCAGCCGGGCGAAGTCGTGAAACGCCAGTGGTCGTTCCGCGTGAATGGCTCCCCTGACTTGCAGGACTATTTCCAGACAGAAGCAGCCTAACAAATAACCGTTGAGAAAGGGAGAAACACCAATGAGTACAGCAAAGAATGAAGCGCTGCCCGCAAAAGAAGAGGTTTTGCAGAACGAAGATTCTCTTCTGCGCGGCCTGATTGAGGCCAGTAATTTCAAGAACGATGAGGCGTTCCATAAAAAAATCGAAATCAAGCGCGGCGACCGCGCTTTGTTTTCGTTCACCGTCCGCCCGCTGGATGAAGAAGAAGAGATTGCGTGCGCCCGCAAGGCGACAAAGCAAATCCCCCACCCCAACGGCGTGAAATATGGCACAATCGACGGCAGAATGGACACGGCAAAATTCCGTTCGCTGAAAATCTACACCGCGACCATCGAGGAAGACCGCGCCCGCATTTGGGACAACAAACAATTCCATTTGCAATTTGATGTGATGACGGGCGTTGAATTGATTGACAAGGTACTTCGCAGCGGCGACAAAGACGTTGTGATTGATATCATCAACCAGATCAGCGGCAGCGGCGCAAACGACGCCGTTACAACCGAGGAAATAGCAAAAAACTGATAGACGCTGGCGGCAAAACCTACGTCTATTACCGGATATTTTGGCAAAGGGGCCTGTTGCCTCCCGGCATGGATGAAAATTCGCCGGGGGGCCGGGCTTTTATTTTTGCGTGTGGGCTGAAAGCGATAGAGGAAGGTTTGGGGACGCCAGCGCGATTCTAAATGGCCATGGAAAGGGGGTATGACATGGCTGATACCGTAGTGATTGACATAGTTGCCCGGTTTAACAACCAGGCGGGGCAGGGCGTAAATTCTGCGTCAAATGACGTTGACCGGCTGAACAAAAAGCTGAAGGACACAAAGGAATCTGGCGAAAAAGCGGACGGCGCGATAAAGAAAATCGCCCAATCGGCGGCGAGCCTTGCGAGAAAAGCCATAACATTGCCTATCAGAGTGATTGACTACGCCACGCGGCCTATCCGGGGGCTGCTCAACTACGCGCTAAGCCTGAAAGGTATTCTCACCGGCCTTGTTATGGGCGAGATGGGAAACAAGCTGATTGGAAACCCCCTGGGCCTGGCCGACCAGTATTCCAGCGCTTTCATCGGCTTTGAGACGCTTTTTAAGAGCCAAGAAAAGGCGCGGCAGATGATGGACGACTTGGACGAGTTCGCACGAACGACGCCGTTCAAGACGTCGAATGTTATCGGGCAGACACAAAAAATGCTTGCCATGGGCTGGGACGCCGAAAACCTGATAAGGGACATGACAATCGTGGGCGACGCCGCAGCGGCTACCGGCAAAGGCGACGAAGGGCTTGAGCGGATTGTGCTTGCTTTAGCACAAATCAAGAGCAAAGGCAAGCTATCCACGGAAGAGCTTAACCAACTGGCAGAAGCCGGGATAAACGCCAAGTCCTATATTTCCGAAGGGCTGGGCTATGGCAACGACGACGCGGCCAAGGCGCAGATGGCAAAGCAGCTGGAGGGCGGCAAAATCGGTGGCAACGCCGCTGTTGATATGATTCTTGCCGGTATGCAGCGCGACTACGCCGGAATGATGGACAAAACCGCCACGGAAACGGTTGAGGGCATCAAGTCCAACATCGAAGACACGTTCGAGATCAACATTTTCCGCAAATGGGGCCAAGGATTGCAGGAGGGCGCAAAGCGCGGCCTGGGCTCCCTGGCTAATCTGCTGGACGAAAGCCAGGACAAATTGAGCGCCGTCGGAGATCAGCTGCAAGAGCTGGGCGCATTCCTCTCTAACAAGTTCGCAAATTCAATCGAGTTTGCGACAGGCAAAGCCATGGACTTGATGAACTCCACAGAGTTCAAAGAAGCCAGCTTTGGCGACAAAATCAAAATCCTTTGGGATGGTATCATTGCAGACCCGTTCCGGGAGTGGTGGAGCAGCAAGGGCCAAGCCTGGGCGGCGGAGGCTGCCGGGAAAATCGGCAAGGGCATCGGCGGCGCGTTCAAGGGCGGTATCCTTGCCCTGCTGGGCGTGGACGCTTCTGGGGCCGTTGACGGCGGCTTGAGCATCGGCGCAAACTTTGCCAAGGGGTTCTTGGATGGCTTTGACGGGAAAACCATGGGCAAGGCCATATTGAGCGCCCTGGGCCGTGCTTTTAAGAGCGCAGGCAAGCTGCTGCCCGGCGGCGAAGCGCCGGACGCTATGTCTTACCTGTCTGCCGGTATGCTGGGATATGGCGCGTTCAAACTTGGCGGCGGGCTTGCCCCAATGGCAGGCGGCGCAAAAGCGCTGTGGGGCAAATTCGGCGGTTCCGAGGCGATGGCGCTGCGGGCCGTCAATATGGGCGCGGGCGACCTGGCGGGCGGCGCTTCCTTGAGCAACGGGGCCTTGTCCATGCTGGGAACCGCCAGCACGGCGGGCTTTGCCGTGGGCGGCTTGTCGCTGTTTTCGGCCATTAACGACCTGGCCCACGCGATAGACAGCACAGACGAAAAGGAAAAGAACGTATACCAATGGTCGGCGGGCGCAAAGGTCGGCATGACCGGCGGCGGCGCGGCCCTGGGCGCTTCTTTTGGGTCGGTGATTCCCGGCCTGGGTACGTTGGTCGGCGCTGGAATCGGCGCTGGCCTGGGCGGTCTGGCTTCCCTGTTCGCCGGGAACAAAATCGGGCAGAGCATTTCTGACTGGCTGGACGGCGAGGGCAAGCTGAAAGAAGCCGTTTCGGATATCAAAAAATACAATGAGGAACTTCGCAAAAGCAAGGAGTTCACCGGCAAAACAGACGGCCTTGTCAAACAGTATGAAGAGCTGGCAAAACTCATTGACAGCGGCAAGCTGACGCCTGATGAAACCGTGTCGGCGCTGGAAGAGCAAAAGCGGCTTGTGCAAGAGCTGGAACAGCTTTACCCCGACCTAATCACGCAGCATGATCTGGAGCTGGGAAAGCTGGGGGATAAGCTGGATATCATCAAGCGTATGACGGATAAAGAGCGCGAACGGGCCAAACTGAAAGCGGAACTTGCCGTGGCGGAGGGCAAAGAAGTTTTGCCCGATATCGTCAAAAAGATGGAGGAATCCGAAAGCAAGGTTGAAGAGCTGACCGCAAAGAAAGACAGGGCGCAGGAAGCCGCCAGAGGCGCGGAGGAAATTGAATCCCGCGTCTGGACGCTGGAACAGGAGTACCAGTACAAAAAAGATATCAACGGCGAACTTACGGCGAAAGACACCAAGGAATACAATTTCAAAAGGGCCGAAATTCAAAAGGATATCGACGCTTTTAACAATGAATATAACCCGTATGATTCGCATTTAGGCTACAACTATTTCAACCGCGACAAAACCAAGCGGACGGCCAGCGTAGACTATAACAAGGACTACAAGAAATATCTCGATGATCTTGTCAAGGCTACCGAAAAGAACGACGAAAACCTTGCGGAATATAAAGGCGTCTATGATTCTTTCGTCGAACACGCCTTGTTAAATTCCGATGTGAACATTCAGGACATTCAGACGAAAATTGCCGAGCTGGAAAACCTGAACGCGAAAGTCCAGGAGATGTCTGCCAAGGTGAACGACCCCGGCGCTGACAAGAGCAGCGAGGAATACAAGACCGCTGAAAAGGAACTGGAAGCCGCGAAAAAGCGACAGGACGAATTGACAGCGGCGATAGAAGAGGCAAGAGGGCCGCTGAATGACGTTGTCCGGGAAATCATGGAGATCAACAAACAGTTTGATTTGCTGCCGGACGAACATCGATTCGATATCACTGTCGCAACAAAGTATCTGGGCCTGAATCAGCCGGAAAAAGCAATGGGCGGCGGGGCTATGAACAGCATAGCCAGCGTTTCGGACGCCATGCGCAAGTATTTCGACCCCTTCCAGCTGGGAAAACAGTCGGTCGGGGCGTATGCCAAAGGAACGGCCTCCGCGCCTCCGGGTATGGCCTGGGTAGGCGAGGAAGGGCCGGAGTTGGTACAGTTCAAGGGCGGCGAGCGCGTCTATACCGCGACGGAATCCAAGGACATTTCCCGCAAGTTCACGAACACAACGACAGAATCAAAGAACATATTCCAGAAAATCGGCGGTATTGTCAGAGCATACGCCAAGGGTACGGAATCCGCGCCGCCGGGGGCGGCATGGACGGGCGAAGACGGCCCCGAGCTTGTACAGTTCAAGGGCGGCGACGGGCCGGGAGCCGTGGCCTCCAAGAGCAGCGCAGAGCCGCGCCGGGGACTTTCGCAGCGTATCGCGGCGTCTGTCGAACCCTATCGACAGAGCCGCCACAACGCCGCGACAGGCGGCGCAGGAGAGCCAGCAGAGGCCACAATCAACCTGGGCGGGATACAAGTTACCATCAACGCGCAAGGCGGCGCAGAGGGCGTCACAGAGGCCCTGCGGAATGAAATGCCCAAAGTTGCAAATGAAGTCAGCCGTATTATTGCGACGCAGCTATCTAAAATCTATGCGAATATGCCGCGCAGGATAGAGGGGGTTTAGAGTGGATATCTTTGTGAAAGACCTGGAAACAGGCGAAGTGACACAGTTCCCCATGATGCCAAACGCCGTAAAAACAGAGGCGGCGACGCGGTTCATGTCCTATGACATTATGAAAACGGGCGAAGTCGTCATACCGCTGGGGGAAGACTTGACCGGCTTTAGCTGGTCGGGCCTACTGCCCGGCGCGGCCCGGCAAGGCGAGCCATATATCAGGGCGTGGACAGACCCACAGGTGATGCAATCAAAGTTTAGTATCTGGCGGCATTACAACAAAAAGCTGCTGCTTACCGTCACCGGGACGCCGATCATGCACAGCGTCTATCTGGAAAGCTATGATTGTGAATCTTTCGGCGGCTATGGGGACATGGAATATAGCATTTCCTTCAAAGCCGCAAAGGATATCATAGTTGACCCGGAGGGCAAGGAAGCGAAAAGCGCTGGGGGAGGCGTGAAAACAACGCCGGCGGCGGCAGCGCCCCAAAAGAAAACCTACACTGTCCGGGCTGGGGATTCGCTGTACAAGATAGCGCAATCGCAGCTGGGGGCCGGTTCCCGCTGGGGGGAGATTTACAACGCGAACAAGCCGACCATAGACGCGGCGAACAAGGGGAAAAAGGTCGATTGGACAACTATATACAGCGGCCAGGTATTGACCATTCCGGGATAGGTGGGAAAATCTGATGAAAAGTATCTTGTTTGTGAGGCCAGAGGGCGGTATAATAGAATTCGCTAACCCCGCCCCCCGCCGCGAACCCGCGGCAGAACAGATTGTATTCCGCAGAAGCGATGGCAGCGCGATTGTTTTTTTTAGAAAATATAATCCCTACCATGACCGCCTGGGGCGCTTTGCCTCGGCAGACGGTGCAGGAGGAGCGGCATTTCGCCCGGCCAAGACCCAGGCAGAGGCTGAGCAATACGCCCGGCAAGAGCTGGGGTTCTGGGAAGTGGATTTCGGCGATCATCTTGACATGGAGACGATCAACCACATCAACGAGCAGATCCATGCGGTGCAGGAGAAATATCCGGAGCTGAAGGGGGCGGTGCAGAGCTTGAGAACGGCAAAGCTGGAAGAGGGGGCTTATGCGCAAACCCGGATAACTGGCGACGGCATTATAAAGCTGGAATTTTCTTCTGCGGACTATGAGAAAGGTTTGTCTGCTGTGGCAAGAAAGTATCAGCAGGGCGTTATGGGTGGAATCTTTCCGAAAGGCGTGGATGAAAGAAGCATTATATGGCATGAATATGGCCATGTCTTGGCGGCTTATGTGTGCAAAAAATGGGTTTCACCAGAGCGAAATTTTTTTGAAAAAGGCTCTGCTGAAAGCAAGGAGTTTTCCCAGATGAGAAGGGAAAGAGTTGTGGAAAAGATCTGGTTAGAGAAGGCGGCGCAAAGGCTCCGCATTTCAACAAAGAATCTTTCCGCTGCAATCAGCGTGTATGCGAAGGGGGATGATGCCGAGACCTTTGCGGAAGCATTTTCAGAAGCAAATTGTTCCGCATCGCCCCGCTGGGAAGCGTTGGCGGTGATGAGGGCCAGCGGCTACGATAGGGAATAGGAGGAAAAGCGCTATGATAATGCCCCCAATGGAGTTTTACGATCCCAAAAACAAAGATTTTATAGAAGAGCTTGACGGGATGAAGTATAGAGCCAAAGAAAACGCTCCGGAGGAATTGAAGCGAGCTGTTGAGAGATGGAATAAACTTCGAATCGTAGAATGGCGCATCAATGAAGACGGGATGTGGGAGGAAATCCTTCGGTAAGAGCCAGCGGATATTATCGAAAATAGGAGGAACAGAGTATGGTTGGATTGCCGGAGGTTTGCCATGATCCTAAAAACGATGATTTTTGGGAATTTGAAGAAGACAGCGGAATGCTCATAGCGAAACCCAACGCGCCGGAAGAGTTCAAAAAGGCCATTGAAGAATGGCGGGCGGGTCTTGAAAGAACGAAAAATAAATATGGAGACGATGTGGTTGTATTTCTCTAAATCGCCCTGCCGGGAGGCGCCGGCGTTAGTGAAAACCAGTATGACCGCCCGCCATGCGCAATCAATCAACTCGCAGGGAAGCCGATTGGCTTCCTTTTTTCTATCTCATATACAGCGAGTTGTCCCTTTGGGGCGGCTTTTTGATTGAGAAAAAGGGGACAGATCATGAATATCAAAGACACCAAATACACCGTTGACGCGACACTGAAAGACGGCTCCAATCTGGACGTTACCCCCGCCGTCCAGTCGCTGCAATGGCAGGCGCCGGCGGAGGAAATAGCACAGCGGGCGACCATCGTTTTAGCACAGACGAAAACGAAAAAGGGCTTGCTCCATTCCCTTTTGCCGCTCTGTACGCTCATTGTTATCAAGGCCAACGGGACAGAGGTTTTCCGGGGCGTGGTGTGGGAATGGGAATACAGCAGCGGCAGCGCGCAGACCATAACTCTGACTTGCTACGACCATTTTATTTATGCGCAGCGCAGCAAGTCTTTTTCATATTATGCGGCGGGCAAGGGGACGAAAGATATCATTTCCGACCTTTGCAGCAAGAACGGAATCAAGCTGGACTACAAATACGAAAGTATTAAACACGCGAAAATCGTTTACCGCAGCAACGCCATATCAGACCAAATACTTGATACATTGGACGAGGCCAAGCGGCAGCTGAAAACAGCGCCCGTGGCCCTTTTTGATAAACAGACCTTGATTATCCGGCCCAAAGGCCAAAATAAGGACGTGTATGTGTTCGAGGCCGCGAAAAACGCGGTTCAGACCGCCGAGCGCATGACTTTAGATAAGCTGGTGACAAAAGTTGTGGTAATGGGCAAGGAAGACAAGGCGGGCCGACGAAAGATCGAGGCCACAGTTACCGGCGATACCAAATACGGCGCCTTGCAGGAAGTGGTTTACCGCGACGGCGACGACACCATAGCAGCCGCCAAAGCGGAGGCCCAAAAGATCATCGACGAAAGAGGCAAGCCAGACCATATTATCAGCGCGGAGGCCCCGGACGTGCCTTTCATCCAAAAGGGCGACAAAGTGAAAATGGCCGCTGGCTCCTTGGTAGGCTATTACTACGTCAAGGGCGTGACACATAGCGCACACGATAGAATAATGACTATGGAATTGGAGTTGACAGCATGACGGAACAGAACGAGGGAATCAATCTGCTGGCCCGCGTGATGCAGAAACGGACGCAGGATGTGACTGCCGGGCCGTCGCCCTTTGACTTTGGCGAGATTCAGGACGATTTCAGCCTATTGCTCAACTCTTTTCCCGTCCCTATCCCGGTGACGGATTATCTTGTTTGTCGTCATTTGACTATGGGCAAAAAGGGGAGCGTAATGGTCCAAACAGTCGCCGGGCAGGGAACCCACGGCCACGGCCCAAGCGGCGGGCATAGCCAATACAGCGGCAGCGGCGTACACAGCCACCCGGCCACAGAGGGCGGGCACACGCATGATATACCGCTACCCCCAAACATGGAGAGCCTAAAACCAAAAGACCGCGTGCTGGCCGTCTGGGCAGGCAATGACGCGGTTGTGATAGACGTGATCATGGCGGGGGCGGCGGCTGTCGACAGGGCTGGCGGGCCGCAGCGTCCGAGGCCTTCGGCTGATAGATTTTGAATAGCCCGACCAAGGGGAGCCATTCGGCTTCCTTTTTTCATGCCTGAAAGGAGGGGAAAAGCTGAAACGCATCTTGTTTATTCAACCGGGCGGGGGTAGAATAGAGTTTATCAATTCGCCGCCGAAGCCAAAACGAGTCGTCTTCCGCAAGGAAGGCGGCGGGGAGATTGTGTTCGGGAAATTCAACCCCTACCACGACCGATTGGGCCGGTTTACATCGGCAGCGGAGGCCGGCGCAGTCAGCCCGGACAAACGGGGCGGCCGGGCCATGACATACGCCCAGGCGAAGGAGCGGGAACGACAGGAAAAAAGCGCAGGAATCGAACAAGATGTCAGGTCAGGGTTTCCAGTGCAGATTGGGACAGTGGATTTTTTCGATAAAAACGCCGTTTTGCAGCAGCTAAAAATTGGCGAAAGGGCTGCGGAAACCCTGGGCTATGAGGTGAATTACAGAGTTACTGCGGATGGGAAAGTGTGGAAAGTATCCGGCCGAGGGGCGACCGTTGATCCAAGAGCGATCCCCAGCAGTTTGAAAGGCTCTTACTCTTATCACAATCATCCTGCAAAAGATACCTGGTATTCTTTCAGCGCGGAGGACGCCGCCTTTTTTATCGACACGCAAGAAGCCTATTCCAAAGCGTCTGATCATCGATACCAGTATGTGATGAAGCGCACAAAGGAAACGGCGGCGCTTTCTTATGACGAGGTATATAACAAATTCAATCAAATATTTTCTGAAGAAACCAGAGAAAAGGCCTGGAATGAAGAAATTGATATGGATTTTGACGGATTCCATGAGACGATGAAGGTTTTAAGCCGGGAATTGGAGTTTGAATATGAGCGGAAAAAGAAAGAAGAGATTGAATAGAACCCATCCTGATTGCGCCAAATACCGAGAGCGATTTGACGCGCTGTATGATACCTATATCGAAAAAGAACAGAGAGAAAAAGAAAAATATCCAGGGTGGAACGGCAATGACCATCCGGCAAGCCGAGAGCTTCGGGAAAGCTACCGGCAGCTTTGCAGAGAAATTCAAGCGCTGCAAAAGGAATTCGATTACCTTTTTATTGACGAAGATTGACGCTCCCCACGGCTAAAGCCGGAATGAGGTGAAAAAATGTATGTAGCCAGAGCGGATGCACTAATTCTTCATGGCTTGGATGAACTACACGAAGAGTATGAAAGAAGATTCGGCGAACGCTTTATCGCGTTCAACTATGCGGATTTCCACGCTACCGAGGAAAAGCACGCTGCGGAGGTTTATAAGGAGACCCTGGAGCAAGCGCTGCGGGACAGGAATCCCTACCATATCGTCTCCCGCAGGTATGATGTTTTCGACCATTGAAAGAAGAGTTCCTGAGGTAAAAGGGAAGCCTTTCGGCTTCCCTTTTGCTATGCCCGGGAAAGGAGAAAGGAGGGGCAGATGGCTGATCTATACCCGGTATTCGACGTACCGGCAGTAGCAGAGGAAGAGCAAGGGGAAGAGTACCGTTTCCCCGCCTCTTCCTTTTTTGATTTTGAGACGGGGGATTTTGTCACCGACGCCGCCGGGCGTGTGAAACAATCTGACGGCGTGGACGCCTGGAAGCAGTGGTGCCTCAAGGCCGTTTATACGCAGCGCAGCGCATTTGCAGCCTTTACCGACGGCTACGGCGTGGAGGGCGACGAAGCGTTTCAAGAAAGTACCCGTCTGGCGCAACAATCGGCCATTGAACGCACGATTTCAGAAGCGTTGATGGCCGACCCGTACAACCGGACTATTTTTGTCCGGGATTTCCGGTATTCCTGGCAAGACGACGGCGTCAACGTGACATTTACCGTTATGGGACAGGAAAACCGCGAGGCCGTTTTAACGGCCAAATTGTAAAGGAGGGATAGAACGGTGGAAAACGAACGCGATTTTCAGGTTCCTTCTTTTTTGCAGGGGCAGAGCGTGGAGGAAATTCACGCCCGCATGATGCGGATGCTCCCGGCAAATCTGGACAAATCAGAAGGACAATTCCCCTGGGAATATACCCGGCCCACGGCCAACGAAAAGGCCGAGTTTGTGGAATTTGTCCTGTTGAACGCAATCAAGAGCATTTGGCCCATGTTCACGCAAGAAGATTATGTGATGGACTACCACGCGGAAACCCGGGGCCTATTCCGCCGGGAGGCGAAACCGGCCAAAGCCTATATCGCCGTTACCGGCCTTGCGGGGACGGTTATCCCGAAAAATTTCAAGTTCACGACCCCGGCAACCTATGACGCGCCGGGCGTCGTTTTCAAGACAGATTTAGAAGTCACATTGGGGGATGAAACAGTCAGCATACCGGCCACCGCCGAAACATCGGGCAAACAGGGCAATGTGCCGGCCGGCACAATAACTTTGATGGATTCCCCGATAAAGGGCATCGAGAGTATAACCAACCCGGAACCGGCCTATGACGGCCTGGATGAAGAAAGTACCGAAAGCGTCCGGGCGCGGATTCTGGATTATGACCGCACTCAAGGCGTCAGCTTTGTGGGGTCTGTTTCCGATTACCGCCGCTGGGCTTTCGAGGTGTACGGCGTCGGCTCCTGCATTGTAGAGGGGGCAAAGGACGACAGCGGAACCGTTACTATGATAATAAGCGATATGGACGGCAAACCGGCCAGCGCCGATCTCTGCCAAGAGGTATACGACCACATCATGCGCCCGGATGCGCCTATGGAACGGCTGGCCCCAACAAACGCCCTGCTGAACGTCATAGCGCCGGAGACGTTGAAAATCACGATATCCGCCGCGCTGCTTTTGGATGGTACGATCGTTTTGGAGGAAGTAAACGGGGAGTCCCAGGGGAAATTTTCTTTTTTTTTCCCCGCCGGGG